TATAACGAATGTCTTAAAACAGTGTGACCACTAGCCGCCTTGACCCCGATACAGGATCTCATCGCCGCGGATTAATCACACTGAGTTTTGTAGCTAGAACTACGGAAATGAAACTGTCGATGACAGAAAAACAGAAGATTTCTCACATATAGGTATTAATAACCTCCAGATAGGTGTAGAGAAAGTTGGATAAATCATATTAAGCCGGAGAAGAGTTCCGATATGATTAAGTCGACAATCACTGTAAAAGTACTGTACCGTCCAATTGGGACTATGCGATATTTAACACAGTATATAACGAATGTCTTAAAACAGTGTGACCACTAGCCGCCTTGACCCCGATACAGGATCTCATCGCCGCGGATTAATCACACTGAGTTTTGTAGCTAGAACTACGGAAATGAAACTGTCGATGACAGAAAAACAGAAGATTTCTCACATATAGGTATTAATAACCTCCAGATAGGTGTAGAGAAAGTTGGATAAATCATATTAAGCCGGAGAAGAGTTCCGATATGATTAAGTCGACAATCACTGTAAAAGTACTGTACCGTCCAATTGGGACTATGCGATATTTAACACAGTAACAGATAATTGTCTACACAATATAACCACTAGCCGCCTCAGTCCCAAGGAACCTTATCGCCGCGGATTAATTATATTGTGTTTAGACTGGTACAGGTGTTGGTGTACCAGTTATTGTGGGACAAGGTTTTAGTCCCATTTCTTATACTTACCATCGTGACTTGATTTATAATACTCCAACCCCGGAGGTGGTTTTAGGGCTGGACACCCGTTAGGTCTAAATTTCGGGTGATCTGGTGGGCACATTTTGTGGGTCTGTCCAGTATAGCACTGCTTCTCGTCACACTTCTTGGTGCTATCAATCTTCTTACTGCACAAATCACGATTTTCTGGTACGGGCATTTTGAATTTACTGTCGTGTGGTGTTTCCATCGTTCCACACGATTCTGTTAGTACTCTCGAAGGTACTTCGAGAGTATATGTCATACACGTGTGCAGCAGGTTCAAATCTGCGCCGCAACAAGAATAGCGCGTTTGATATAGCCTTATAATATGATAGTTTGTTATCATCATATCTATTGTGGGCTGATCCCGAAGATGTAGTTGGATCGGATTCAGTGAGAGTACACGCCAAGATTATCTGGTCGAAAAGCTCCCGTAGTGGTCCGGTACTAACAAGTATATAAACACCAGTGTCCGGAAAGCGCAACGTAGGACCCACTATCCTGTCACCATTCATCGACACAATACTAGTCAAAGCAGATTCTCTAGCAGGCCGGTTGGAATAATTTCTAACCGACATTTCGCGCAAAGTGTCTTCGACTATGACTGCGTCCATGAAATTGGCGTTAGTGTACCGCTCCATCCTACTGGTCCAGCGTTCATACTTCGGAGTTGTCATATCCAAAGATCGACCTCTAATTCGCACAGACCTAGACACTATAGCTGAGGGAGGAGTAAACTGTGGTTCAGGAGAGGATGGTGACGGATCCACTGTGAGGTTAGAAGTGTTATATTCCTCCGGAGTCTCGATAGGTGTTGTTATCGTAGCGCTGGCGCTCACGTGCCTTGCTCTCTTGGAAGGTGTTCTTGTACTAGTTCCCTCAGGAGAATCAGCAAGAATAATCGTCGTATCGCCCTCGCTTGTGTGTCTCACCCTCTTCGGTATTGTCTTGGTATGACCCGTCTGTCGTCGCTTGTTGGCCGCCTGCCTCGATCTCGAACCACCGTGACTCATAAAAACTGTACGTGTCTCTCTTGCGAGCAGCCGTTATTTTCTGCAGTAACCAAATTGGGTCAGACCTCCAACTGTTAGTAAGTAATAGAGTTATGACCAAACGTTGTTGTAATTTGTCGTCCAAATCGTAATGTATGAATTCGTTCTCTAGCAGTCTCTCGATGCCGTATGATTCTTCACCAATAATTCCGCTATCAGACTTTTCACACATAATTGATATCGCATTATATTTCCACGTCTTCTATTAATGCGAAATAAAATCCGACCATAGATGTACATTTGGTCGGTGTGATGTCTGCCTAGTCAAATTTCGGCAACGATGTGTCCCTCGACATCACTCCATGCTGCGGTTCACCGAAAAATTCTCTCATCAACGTTGGATCACGGAAAAGTAAGTACATACTCTCTATGAGTGGTGTAAGGTCTATTCCAACATTGTATCTGTCCGCAGCAGCTTTAGCGAGCTCAGCGCACACTCTCGCGTCGCCATAACTCGCGGTAACGTCCCTCATGGATGTAGTGAACTCCTCCAAATGCGTCCAGTTCACCACATCGTGTCTGCCCAGTTTGGTCAACAGTTTCATAGGGTCAGGCACAAAATAGACGCACTCATCCACGACCAGGAAAAACTTCGAACAAAAGTTCTTGTATTTATAGCATCTGAGAAATTTTGATTCCAAGTTGAACAAGTTAGCGCATTGTTCCGAATAATCATGATGTAAATTGGGACCCCCTATTATCAACGAGTCGTCCCCCGCGAAGCAAGCAAAATCGACATTGTTCAGATCGTACAGAGTTGCCATCAACGCCATCAGAAACATGGTGTTACCAAAAAAAGTCGAAGCATCGCCAGACTTTCTCTGGAAATCCACGTCACAAGATATATGATTGTCCTTGTCTACAAGTGTTGTTGATTCATGAGCGTTCCACCACAAATTGACCCAATACTCTGGAACACCAAAATTTCTCATCATAGCACATTCAAACAACAACACTACTCTAGACTGACTCTTGTCGTATTTCGATATATCTACCTCCAAAAAATTTTTGTCGTTCATCACTGTTGGTCCCACTCGTCTGCACACAGATTCGGCGAATTCGTCCGCGGACATATCGGTGTAGATCAAAAATTTTTTTTTCAATATGGGCATCATTCTCTGACGCAAATACTTAAAGATTGGACAAAACAATGCGTTAATACTCTTACCCTGATACGCTATGGTCTGTACTGCCGAATAAACATAAGGGGCGTTGGTGTCAAGTTGGGGCTTAACCTTGTTCTTTATCATGTACTTATATCTGGTCAAGTCAGTCTCATGTGCGGCCTCCAGCCTCTCTATCAACCTCACAGTACCAGGTGGTTGACCATCCAACCAATTGTTAATGGCCGCCGGATCCGCTCTTATTGGGTCTTCCCTGTAACCGTCGTACATCTGTCTGCAATCCTTCCTTATGTACGTACTTACGAAACACTTCTCTAAAATCTTAGCCATCTCCTCGGCATCCTGCAACCCTAACAATTTTGGTGCGGCCTGATTCCTCTTAATCATACCCAAGAGCGATTCTATCTGGTTATTAGGGCGGGTCACTGCCATACTAGTACGTAGTCTCGGTTCCATATTGTCGAATCTCTTCCCCTTCCTTGAAACCCCAGAGACGTATGACGGGTTCATCCTCGTTCGTTCTGTGAACACCTCCAGATCGGAATGCATGACATGATATGGATCGTACCTCATGTCGTGAGTACTGTTACCAGGGAACACTAAGTCGTAATAAGCCTGAAATTTTTGCACGCTGGGTTTGATAACATTAACTTTCCTGATGGCAGGCAGTACTCTCACTTCCTCCACCTCTGACAACACCGGGAAGTGTGCGGCAACATTCTCTACGCCGTATTTCGCTGTACAAGATAACACAGCGTCGTGGTAATTCTCCACCTTCTCGACTGGATAAGTCGCCATTGTTATATCAGCTGGTAAGTAACCGGCGCTCATTTTTGAGAATTTCATCAGTTGAGGTTTAGATGTGTTATTGACCCTTGCTATCATCGGTATCACTGCATCCTTCACGGCGTTCGGTGTCACATAGGTGAAAGACACTTTGTGTCTAGAGACAGCTACAAGATTGTAGGCTATTTTCTCGTACAGGTCCAGTGCTTTAGATGTACCGCGTATAAGCACTATGTGATCGTTCTCCTTACCCTGATACTCATGTATGGTGTTAACGCTCAGACCTTTGTTGTTCGCCATGAACTCGCGTTTATCACCCTGTGTATACACTAAATAGTGCGCTGATTTGTCAGTGTAACCTACGAGGGGGTTAGGTGTTATTCTGTACTGCATATCGCCGGTCGTCGTGCCGTTAGCCATCATACCATTAGGATACAGACCACTCAACATTGCTGCTGTGGATACAGTGCAACGATACGACACACTCAGATATCTCGTCGGAGTCACTATATCTGTTATGTTTTGTCTGGTAACTCGCAACGGAGTTCTATTTATCCACGGTATTTGTTTCACGTCACCAATAAGGTATATGCGTTTCACCCTCGCCTTGCACGCCGCCACAAATATCGCACCACAGTGTAACATCAGCGCCTCATCCACAAGTAATTTTCCGTAAGCTGGGTACTTCCTGTCATTTATCAAGAAGGAATCTATGGTCATCACATGCATTTTCAGCACCTTCTCGTCGACCGTCTTGTGTTGTCTTTTCAGCCTCTCCCTAAAATCATCGGCTGCGACCTTCGTGGGAAAAAGTATTATGTCACCGTCAGTACCGGGACAGGGAAAAGTGAAGTTCCTTATAGCCTCTGTGGTCTTACCGCAACCGGGTACTCCGCTGACCAACTGCACCTCCACATCCTCGAAACATTGGTCACCTATGCGCTGACACACATTGACTGCACCCTTGTACAATTTCGCGTCCTGCATCAAAACAGTATCACTAGAGACGACCAAATACCTGCTGGCGACATCATTTTCAAGTGCGATCGCGTCATCAAATAACATCATCTTCTGACCGTCGCAACAGTATTCGTATTTGGCTTCTTGTTTCAGCGACTTCACAATCCACCGTCTTTCAATGCGATCGTACACAGCGTAACCCTCTGGAGACTCAGCAGTGGAACTGATAAACCTTCTGTCATGCAAACGCATCGATTTATGAAATTCCACGCAGTTGTTGGTTATCATGGCATCGGACACTCTCCAGTACTCTATTATCTCCGCCATAGCGTTCTTTATGCGTGAGTCGGTAGTACTGTCTCCGTAGAATGATGGTTTGAAGCCGTACTTGTAATCGACTATTCCTTTATCCGCCCAGTTGTCATGCATTATTTTCGTAGCCTCGTTCAAATCGTCGGACCTGCGCTCACTTTTCATGTAGACTCTGTCGTCGGAACAAATTTCCCTGACGATTCGTTTGTATCGATGTTTCATATTCTGGTTCAAGGTCTCGACCAGTAAGCTATGCGTGCGTGAACAAGTCATGGTATCAGGCTGCAATATCGGTACGAATTTATACTTGTCACATTCCGTATGGAACCTGATAACGAATTTCACCAAACAGGATCTAATGTCCACCCCACTGTGACATACTACGACCAAAAATCTCCTCTCAGTAGGTTTATCGCTGAGATGAATCACGACATAATAACCGTTCGATCTATCGGTCACTTGCACACTCAAGTTGCAAACCTGCCTGACCAGATAACTTGCGTCCACATTCCTCAACCACGGATGCCATTTATACGAGCAAAAGTTTCTCTCCATATCGCTCAAGTCCAACATGATGACCAATAAGTCACGCAACAATACATCGCGATCACAAACTGTCACAACTGGTAACTGCAACGACAACGTGTCGGTGGTCAGCAACTGGAACGCACTAGCATCTGCATTTGTCGGTTCTTTCAACGGTTCCACCCTTGGTGCCGAGAGCATTCGCCCATTGACCATGTTCTCCTTACCATCAGCCAACATCAGTTCTTTCCCAGTCACAGTGCATTTAGATAGCAGACGTAAGTCATACTCGTCAACCATCGCCTCGTTTTCGTTCCTTCTCTCGGGAACGATGCGAAAATCTGAACTGTTGATAGTACGTAAAACCTTACCGTTATATGAGACGGTTGAGCGCATGGTACCTTTATCCGCGATTGTTCTTCTAGGTTGTCCTACTTTTTCGGGCAACATGAGTGTCTCCGTCTCGTTCCTGCGTGTTATGTTGTTCCTCACAAAACGGCTTATCATCCTCCTGACAGTCTTCCTGAAATCTGGTACCTTATATCGAATCAGTCGGTTACCTTCCCATTGAGCCTCAGATTTCATGCATCCTAATGCGTCCTTGTACTCGTTAAATAATACCTCATTAGACACGGAAGCGACGAATTTGTCTATATATTCCCTCTCGCACATGTAATCATAATTACCACCCTCATGTCTTTTTAACATAGACCATACAAAAGGCAATGCCGTGTAAGGACCAAAAGTCGAAAATTCCTCAATGGTGTCTCTTTTGAGGTGCTTGGCCCATTCGTGAATAACGTAGTGAGCACACGTCATGGCGATGTTCTGCCACAGTCTTATAATGGACAGTTTTGCGCTGTCGCGTTCAGATTCAACCAATAACGATAACATGGGTGTCAGGCTGCGGTTATCAAAAAACAAATCTATGTCGTCCTCAGTCAACAGTATAGATAACCTATGAGAAAATAATGCAGTAAGCAACGATAACAGACCTTCATCATCCGTCACACTATCGTTAGCCTCGATCACCAAATTGGTGTAATAATGCATTCCCTGAAAATATTTTAGATCCGGATTCGTTGAAAAGAACTTACATAACAACAGATGTACCCGTTCCGGCATGGATGTCCTCATCGTGTCTGAAGCTATTATATCGTGGTACATATTGGTCTCGCAATGTGAACATCGAGGGATTACATCGGTGACATCACTCTGCGCTGCGTCGGACTTGTTGGACACGGACCACGTGTCACAATCCACCGGTAACGTAGGTACAATATGATGACCGGTCTTGCATGAATCACCGTCTGAAACCAACAGCTCCTCGCTGACCGACACCGAGCTTTCATCGTCAACATCACTGTCCGCCTCCGTATCAGTAGGGAACCAAATTATGTTAGTGGTGGTATCGTCATCAGTCGCACTGTAAAAAATCTTTCCCCTCTCATGCACGATACTCGCATTACCACTCTTCAGTCCCTCCATGTACTTCTTCAAGGCTGAAACGGTCTCTACGCTGGGTTTCACACCGTCAAGTGAATCCATCATTTTCCTCGCACCAGTCATCATCCTTACGACCGCATGTGGTAACCCCTCAACGCTGATCGCGTCAGAGCCTATGTTTACATAAGTGTGCAACACCACGTACACTTCCGAGGTATTAGGGTTGGCCAAGAAAGGTTTGACAATGATTACTCGAGAAAAATGGGAAAAATATCTCGACAATCGTTTCGCGTTAGCCAGTAATGACCAAATGTTACCATGTTTCACTATTGCAGTGCCGCCGTATTTCAGTGCCGTCATAACGGCGTCCAACTGATAAGAAAATGTGGTGTGAGAATCGTCCCATCTATACGTGTTCTCATCGGCTATGTCAGAAATGACAAAATCCCATTCGGTGTTGAAATTCACATCCCTTATGTCCTTCAAAAACACACAAGCGTCGTTCCGCAGCCTCGGGTAATATTTCAAAATCCTTGGATGAGAATACGTGTGCACCTTGTCAGCCTTCAACCCTTTCAACATAGAGTAAACACCACCTGGTGCTCCTCCCAAATCAAGTACGCTCTTCCCGCACACATCGATACCGAACATATTCATTATCTCCGCGACTTTAGCGTCGGCCCTGTTCGTAAATTTACCCGCAAATTTAAAATGCCTAGTGTCGTCCCAGTCTTTTCTCTCAACATCCGTACAGCGTGAATACAGATAGGTCTCAAACAGATTCCACAGTAGTCTTTCTAGGGAACCAAAAACGATGATAACACCACTACCGTCAAACTCCAATACAACATCAGGGTCATTAACCTCGTAATCAAACTTCCCGCATATAGTTACGTTGACATCATCGCAAAATTTTGCCAGTGTCAAACCATCATGCAGCGAACGCGTAATTACCTCCCTACACTGTATGGGTGTCAAACCTATGATCATCGTTCTTAGCTTGGGATAATCAAGCTCCACTCGCGAGTCCACACTGCTTCCGACCTCACTGATGTTACTGGTGGGTTGTCTCAACACTGTGTAATGCTGCTTACTCAATTTCAGAACAACTTCCGCTGTGACACCGACTGCGGTGGGACTATAACGTTGAGCGCTAAACACAGAAACACCATCCTTTCCTTGATTCTCTATAACCACAGTCACGGCCATTCTCATTTCATACAACACCAAATACAATACTGCGTTGTTGGCAAAAGCGTTGTCAGTTGTAAGCAAAACATCCAAATCACCCCCTCCGCACACATCGGGCTTGTAACGAGATTCGTTCAACAGTTTCTTCAGATCGGTAACAGATAGACTTATTCCAAGACTGAGTATCAATGCGTAATAAAAACAGTTCCCGTCACCCTCAACATTGATCTCCGTGTATCCCAAATATTCCTTCAACAGAACGTCGGGTACCTCTGCCACCACCGGTCTCCACTTACAGCACCGTGAACAAAAAGGGCATTTTTCAGAACCAGCGGTTAGATCTGGTACAACGGCAGTCCTGGAATCGGACGGTGCGACAGCACTCTCAATCCTGTCCCTTATCATGGTCTCGAAATCATCAGTACACACACGGGTACCTTCACCAACCTGGTCGAGTGAAGCCAATATTGGTTCCCTGTCCAGTGCGTACTCAATCGCATGCGGTGGTAACCAAGTTGCGACATCCATCGTCCTGACCATGTTCTCCGTCTCGATCTTCAACACCCTCTTCCTCCGCAACCACATCCTCATCTTGGCGTAAATCGACACAGAAACTTCTGCGTCAACGTCTATTATGGGCAGCTCGGATCCGTCGGAGTGTACTTTCACCTCCTTATGCCCCAATCGTAACAGATCCTTCAATTTCAGCATCATTAATTCGAATATTCCGGCAGTTCCAGAATTTCTTGTATCAATAGCCTCGTCAGTTGCAGTTTTTGCAACGGTGTTAGCGCAGAATCTTGTATCGAAAGCCTGCACAAAAATTGCCACACTCAGATCATATAGTTCGTCTGGAGGCATTCCCTCCATTTCAGTAATAGCTACGCCATTATTAACCCTTCGAACGTTAACGGATTTGGCGTATGAAAATATCTGAGCAACAGAAAAACGAGAAGACGCTTGATCCAGGGCATAAGCCATGATCATGTTGTACATGCGTCTAGTAACAATGATATTGATAGGAGAAAAATGTGCCTCCCAATGCTTGTCAGTCCCCGTGGGGTGATATCTGTATGTGTGTACGACCACACGATCGTCACTGTCTCTGAAATATAGACATCTACGCAAAATTGTAGATTTAGTCACAGTAAATTTACTACGAGTGATACGTATAAAAGCGGTATCTAGTGTATAGTTTACTATTTCGGTATAGTATAATTCACCAGATTTCGATCTTATGGCACATGTCATAAATAATTTCACATATTCATTGTAATCGTGTTCGTAGTTGTACGAACTGTCATTATCGAAAGAGAAACGAATGACTTTCCTCTTTCTGCGCAAGCAGAAACGAGCAGTCAAACAATTCTCGGAGTCGGTCACCATCCAGTGACATTTCTGATCGGGTAAATACCCGGACTTCTTCACCAACATGTCAGCGTCGTACAACACAGCAATAACCCCGCCATCGGATTTAGCCATAGACAAAGAATCAGCTATATCCTGCAAAGTCATATCATACGTAGAATGTATGAAAATACAATATTTTGCGGTTATACTGCAGTATTGCGACTTTCTGTGACATATGAGAGCCCTGTATTTCTCCGGATCATGAAGATGATCGCGCAGTTTCTTCCTAGGTCTATTTGGTAAGTTAGCAGCTATCTGAGCGATAGCATCCGTAGACCTGCTGTGTCGCTGATCATCTCTATGATCAAGAATCGGGGCGCATGTGTGTACGTTGAGTCTGCCCCGTTGAATATGAACCTCGGGCTTACCACCAATGTCCTTTATCATGGCCACAAAGTTCTTCAAATTCATGCCTGATCTATAGCCCAACATAGTCAAGGCATATTGAGTCTCACACACCCTGGCCGCTGCTGACATGGCGTGCGGGTGTGAAGTGGGTCGCTTCGACCATTCAAATTTAAAACCTGGATACGATAATATCAGCTTGTTTTTTTCCAGGTCAGTCAGTTGATACTTCACGTGCAGTTTTTCATTGCCACCTGCCAACACTTCTTTCACCTTATGAGTGTGTGCGTCTATCACTCGCTGTTTAGTAACGGGATCATGACGCATGGCATCGGTAAGAACTGCCTGCAAAACATCCTGGTGCTGCAAACCTCCCATGCCTAACAACATGGGCATTGCATTAGTGGGTAATTCATCATCCATACCGCTAGCACCAACGCGGTATCCGTAAAAGGTCTTCTCCCACATGATTTCTATAAAACGCTGCTTATGGGAAGCACTGTCAACATGCAGCATTCTTGGTCCTACCTTCATTGGGACCGAAATGTATGTGTCGAAATCATCTATCACATACATCAACTCCGTCATGACATCCTCAAAAACTGGAAACTTACCCAGTCTTTCCTCAAGACGCAGCGCAAGTACTTTATTCAAACCGAGTTGTCGTAACCATGACAAATAGCACTTGCCTCCAATCGCGCCTAATCTCACCTTCAACCTTGCGTACAACAAGAAAAACTCTCTCGGCGTCAACATAGTGGCGACTACGTCCTTGCCTACCTGACTTTTTCTTCTTGCCTCTGCAAAACAATGCATCATCCCTGTTGCGGTCTCCCCCAACATGGGTAAAAATACATCGTCATCAGTGCGGAAATGTTGGTAAATCGCACCGCAAACAGCCTTCATTGTTGGGTAAGGACCCAAAGACTGTCTAATTTTTGATCGTTCCCCCGATGGCAACGTGGTGAACAATCGCATATAACAGTAGCCTTTGGCGAAAGACATACTTAAGACAAATTTAATTCTGGCGAGAAATAAATTCAGTGAACAGCTAAACGAATAACTGTCCTTTCGTG